TTTGGAACAAGTAATGCAGAACGTATGCGTATAGATTCGTCTGGAAGGTTGCTTATTGGTAGCAGTAGTCATGTTGATAATGGTGGTATTGAGGCTCATCTTCAAGTTATAGGAACAGGTACAGATGATTCTTCTTTTATTTTGTCAAGATACAGTAATGATGGTAGTTCTCCATTTCTTGTTTTTTCAAAAAGTAGAAATGGTTCTATAGGCGGTAATACAGTTCTTCAAGATGGCGATAGGATTGGAAGAATTAAATTCTTTGGAAATGATGGAACTGATGGCAGTACTCCAGCAGCAGAAATAGATGTAGAGGTTGACGGTACACCAGGCTCAAACGATATGCCTGGAAGAATTGTATTTAAAACAACAGCAGATGGTGCTTCAAGCACAACAGAACATATGCGTATAGATTCGTCTGGAAGAGTAGGTATAGGTACAACAAGTCCTTCTAGTTATAACAATCTTGCTGACGATTTAGTTGTTGCAACTTCAGGTGATACTGGAATCACTATAGCAACTGGAACATCATCTCAAGGTTCTTTATTCTTTGCTGATGGTACTTCTGGAAGTGCATTGGTAGAAGGTTTTGTTGCATATGAGCATGGTAGTAATTTTTTAAAGTTTGGAACAAG